GGAGACACTTGTGATGGTGGCGGAACATCCGCGACATTCACTGAGGACTCAGCGGCAATGACAGGGACAAGTCTGACAAGGTTTGTCCGGACTAGCCAGCGCGGCGCTTCCGGGCGTTCCGCTTTCCGTTACGCGTATCACACATACGCGATGCCGCGTTCGCCTGTGGTTACTTCCGCCAGGACGGCGGAGACTGACAAAGGCAGGAACACAACAATACGTTGGAGCCAGTCGGCAAGCGCGGCGTATCCGGTCGATACAATGTCGGCACAATACGCCATAGAAACGCCAGAATCGGACATGTCCTGCCCTTCCGGGGCATCCTGGAATGACGCGCTTACAATGGCGTGGCGGGCAAATCTAAACGGCTGCGAATTCAACTCAACCACAGAGGTAGGGCAGGATAAATGCATGTGGGTCAAAGTTTCGGCCAAACATGACAACAATGTGGCATACAGCGAGCCGTATTTGGTTGAAAAAGGCAAGCTAAAAGCGCCGACGCTAACATCCGGGACGGCCACAAGTTCAACCAAAATAGCGGTTTCGGCGACCAACAACTCGGAGATTTCCGGCGTTTGGCTGGAAGCATATATAAAGTTGGCGTCAGATCCATCGCGGCCGATATATCTAGGAAAATTCACCGGCGATTCTGCAGAATTTACTGTTTCAGACATTTCCGGCGAATCCACCTATCAGGTCGGCGTAATGGCCAACAATGGCCAGATGAAGTCCGACATTGTTTGGACTGAAAATAGTGCAATATCGCTCCCGCCGTCTTCCGTCAGCGCGGAGGCAACAGCGGCCGATACGGTAAAATTGACATGGAATTGGCCATGGAAGGCAGCAGATCAGGCAGTTATTTCATGGGCGGATCATGCAGACGCCTGGGAGTCTACCGAGGAACCTTCCAGCTATACAGTGGATCATAAAGCGCTTTCATGGTCGGTTGGCGGCCTGGACGAGGATAAAAAGTATTATTTTCGCGTCAGATTGGCAAAAACCAGTGGGGATACAGCGGTGTATTCCAATTGGTCTGAAATTGTGTCCGTAAATATCGCATCCATGCCAGCGCTGCCCGTTCTGGCAGTGTCAAACAAGGTTATAATCCCCGGCGAAAGCATATCGTTTTCCGTCGGGTCCACAGGCGCGGGCGATTTTTATGCGGAAATTGCCGAAAAGCACGGCGACGCAGAATACACTCCAATTATTGGCGGATCCGCTTCCAGCAGCCTGACTATAACCATGGAACAAATAAACAAGCTGTATGCGCAGCTTGAAAAAACGGATTATTGCTGGACAGTAGGGAGTGAGCACACATTCTGCACAAGGATTACCGGGTCCGGCGGTCAGTCTACCGGGTGGAGTGATCCCGTAACTGTAAAAGTTGTTTATGCGCCAGAAATAATTACACTGTCAGCATCCACAAAAACGGTTGAGATTGCCAGCGAGGACGAAAACGGCACATCACTGACGGAATCCGTTCAGGCGATCACGGAACTTCCTGTGTCGGTCACAATACAGCCAGCGGGAGGCGGGTTAACGTTTCTGATTGCGTTAAAGCGGTATAGAGACGTTTTTGCCATGCGGCCGGATGAACAGAGGGAGCAGAACTATAAGGACGAAATAATAGCCGTTAGGACGGCGGAGCCATTTACTGGAGCGCAGACATTCAGTTTTGATTTGCCTGACTTGCTCGGAACGATGAACGACGGCGGGTGGTTTTATTTTTCCGTTTCGGCTTCCGACGTTTACGGTCATACAACCGTACGTCAGACAGACCCTTTTCTTGTCAAATGGGATCAGCAGCCGATAGCGCCGGGCGCAACGCTCGCTTTTGACGATGACCGACTTGCGGCGAAAATCTCTGTCACAAAGCCGGAAGGCGCTGAAGAAACTGACACCGTAGATATCTACCGGCTGTCTGCAGATAAGCCCGTGCAGGTGATCGAGGGTGGCACATACGGCGCCACCTATGTAGACCCATTCCCGGCATTCGGAGAGTCCGGCGGATACCGTGTGGTGTCCGTGTCAAAATATGGCGATTACATCGCTGCAGACAGTACCGTGGCGTGGATCGACGCGAAAGACGAAGCGCTTGACGTGGAGGAATTAGCGATTGATTTTGATGGATACCGAGTGATGCTGCCGTTTGATCTTAAATTGTCAAACAGTTGGGCGAAAGACTTCAAGCGCACTGCATACCTTGGCGGATCCGTGCAAGGAGACTGGAATCCGGGCGTTACGCGGGATTTGTCAGCAGAAACAACCACTCTTGACGTGGATATTGACGATCAGCAAACACAGAAGCTCATGCGGATACTTGCCGACTATGCCGGGATTTGCCATGTTCGGACACCGGAAGGCAGCAGTTTCGCGGCGGATGTGCAGGTTTCGGAAGATCGGGACTGTGACACGCCGGGAATTGTAAAATTCAAACTGACGATAAGCAAAGTTGATCCGGAAGGAATGGAAGGAATGACATTGACGGAGTGGGAAACTTTGGAGGATGGCGCATGATTGATTGGAGCAAAGGTTTTTCGGCGTCTTACACCATTGCGATTGTTGACCCGCTGACATGGGCGGACCGGTCAGAGATGGAATTTACAGACGGAAGCATTGACCGAGATTCAACGGCAGATCTGCTGGAATCAGCAAGCATAACAGTTACAGATGATTCTCTTTCTGGAGAAAAATGGGTCAGAGTTTATCTTCTGGCAAAACAGGGCGGGAGCGCAGAGCGTGTCCCGCTTTTTACTGGGATTACGTCAGCGCCGGAACGGGAGCTTGACGGCATCCGGGAAACCTGGAAGGCAGAGTGCTACTCTGTGCTTAAACCGGCTGACGATGTGCTTCTGGCCAGAGGATATTATGCCCCGGCTGGATCCAGCGCGGATCTTGTCAAAGACTTGCTTTCAGTAAGTCCGGCGCCGTTCTCGGTGTCCGGATCACCGCCAGCACTGTCAAGTGATATTGTGGCGGAAAGCGGAGAATCCCGCCTGTCTCTAGCCAAAAAGGTGGTTGACGCCATCGGCTGGCGGTTGTCAATCCATGGAGACGGATCCATTCATTTGATGGAACCGGGCGCAAGCCCGGCGGAGCGGTTCGGCGTTGAAAAAAACGACGTGTTGGAACCGGATGTAAAGGACAAAACGGACTGGTATAACTGCCCGAACGTCTTCCGGGCAGTGGACGACGATGCCGGGACAGCCGTAGCCCGTGACGATGATCCGGACAGCAAATTTTCAACTGCTTCAAGAGGACGGGAAATCTGGATGGAGGATTCCAGCGTGGAACTTTCCGGCAACGAGACGATTGCAGAATACGCGATGCGGCGGTTGAAAGAAGAGCAGACCCCGGCGCGAGAAATCAGCTATAACAGGCGGTTTTTCCCGGGCGTTCGTGTCGGCGACATTGTTGCGCTGGATTATCCGCGGCACAAGCTATCCGGGAATTTCAGAGTGGCAAAACAGACGCTGGAATTATCTTATGGATGCAAGACGGCCGAAACGGTCAATGAGGTGTAATAGATGGACGAACTAAAAGCATTGGCAGAAGCCATAGTGAAAAACACAAAAAAGAATAAAACAAATGCTTATGAGACGCTTGCCACCGTATTAAGGCTTGACGGCGAAAATGTGTATGTCCACATTGACGGAGGCGCGCCAGAGACGCCAGCGACCGCAACGATGGCTTGCAAAGAAGGCGACACCGTACGTATTCATGTGGAAGGCGGCAAGGCGTGGGTCATCGGCAATGTATCCGCCCCGGCTACGGACGACACCGCCGCAAACACGGCGCATAAAGCGGCGGATACAGCGCAGGCGACAGCAGAAGACAGCGCAAAAACAGCAACAAACTTCGTGACCGAGAAAGGCACCGGCGGCCAGATCCTTGTCCATCCGGAAGGTGATACAAAAAATGCTGTGCTGATCGGGCAGGATGTGCAGATAATCCGGAACGGCGTGACCGTAGCGACTTACTCCGATGCTGTAAAGATCGGCAACGCGAGCAGCGGGCACACGGAGATTTCACCCAACGAGCAAAAATTTATCGCTGACGACGGTACGATTGTGATGGACACCCTGCGCGATACTAGCCGGGTTTATGCAATCACAGAAACAGCATACACAGACGATACAGAGGGGCAGAGCGGGAGTTACGTCAATAAGGCAAAGCTGTCTTACCCTATGTATCGGCTGGAAGGAATATACGCTAGAGACAACCGGGATATAACTGCGGATGTGACTTATACATATAACTCCACAACGTACACGCTGGAAAATATGACAAATGCAGATAGTGACGGGGATCCGATGGACATGAAACATTATATATACGTCAAATATATCCCAGACATTGATAACGTAACCATGAGCGTTGGCCGGTACCCGCGCGTCGATAATCGCGGAAAACTTCTTGTCCTCGGCAACGGCCTGTCAAACGCCGATCGGAGGAACGTGTTGACCGTCGATATGCTGGGAAATCTGTGGAGCGCGGCCGGAATCGAGGCGCAGACGGCAAAATTTACAAAACATGTAAATCTTCCGCAGAAATATCTTTGGACTGGCGCTCTATACATGTCCGGGAATCACACGGCAGAGCTGTCGGAAAAAATCTCCGAGCAAAATTCCGGTATCGTACTAATGTGGTCAAGCTATGACGGCGGAGTAAAGGATGAAAACTGGAGCTTCTTTTTCGTACCGAAAATTGTGATAGGATCGTCGCACATAGAAAACAAAGGCATGTTGTGTAGCGCGGCACATCCGTGGACACGGCCAGGAAAAACACAAGATATGACTTTCATGCGGAAATATGTATACATTCACAACGACTCAATAACAGGGAATGACATAAATATAAATAACTCATACGCGGCAAATAAAAGTTATGTTTTGCGGGGGGTTGTAGGCGTGTAGCAAAGGAGAAAAAACTTGACAGATCCAATTATTTTTACACCGGAGCAGGTGTATCGGGTGATCCTTGCCGTAGCTGGGCTGATTATTTCATGCGCCGGTGCAATCGGGATTATCGCAAAAGTTGTCCGGTGGTTCCGGAAGCCGGCGGACACGCAGAAAGAGCGCGTGGATGCCCATGAGAGGCGGTTAGATGGCCATGACGACGCGCTGAAGGAGATCCGGCAGTTCTTGACAAGAGACAAGGCGAGGCTTGACAAGCTGGAAGAAGGCAATCGCATCGTGCAGCAGTCCATTCTGGCCATCATGTCGCACTTGCTGAACAACGGGGATACCGAGGACTTAAAACGCGCGAAAGAAAGCTTAGAGCACTTTTTGATTGAGAAATAGGAGGAAAAAAGTTATGGAATTAACAGGATTAGGAATCACAGGAGTAGCGGCGATTACAGTGATCTGCTATCTGGTTGGAATTTTTTGCAAGCAGTCTGTACATGTGGATGATAAAAATATTCCGGTGTGCATGGGCGCGGCAGGCCTTATTTTAGGCATTGTGGGAATGTTTGTGATGCCGGAATTTCCGGGCAAAGACTTAATTACAGCTATGGCAATAGGCATTGTGTCCGGCCTGGCCGCAACCGGAATTAACCAGATCGGAAAGCAGATTTACAAGGCTGACGAAGAGGGAACTTTTGAAGCTGATGACACAAATGCGGAGGGCTAAAACATGAAAATTCATAAAATTATGGCCAGTCGGCACAGCTACGGCGGCCGTCGGGCGTTATCTTCCGTCATAGGCACGGCAATCCACTATACAGGCAATAAGGGCGATTCCGCCCGGGCAAATGCCTTATATTTCAAAAACAGCAACAAACGCTCCGCAGGGGCGCATTTTTTTATCGATTCCGCAGGCGATACCTACCAGTCCGTTGACTTGTCTCGCGTGGCGTGGGCAGTTGGCGGGTTTTTCACGCAGAAAAGCGGGGCAGGAAGTTATTATAAAAAGCTGACAAACAGCAACACCGTGTCTATCGAGCTGTGCAATATCGCAGATCGGTACCCGACGGACAAGCAGATCGCGGCCACGCGGGAGCTGCTGGAATACATCCGGAAGAAATGCCCAAATGCAACCAAGGTAGTCCGGCACTGGGATATCAACGGCAAGGAATGCCCCGGCCGGATGGATGGGAAGGATAATGCGGAATGGCTGAAATTTCTGGCAGACATCGGCGAAAAGAAAACAAAACCGGCAGCAGTGAAAAAGGCATCAACTGCCGGAAAGATGAAAGTCATCGCAAAATCCGGATTGAACATGCGGGCGAAAGCCTCCGCATCCGGAAAGATCATCGGCGCCATCCCGTCCGGCGCATGGGTGAAAGTTGTCAAAAAAGGAACAAACTGGTGCAAGGTAACATACGCAGGAAAAACCGGGTATTGTGTGAAAAAATATTTGAAGTAAAGCATAATAAGTATATGCTTTACTAAAGAAAAACTTGAGTTTCGCAAACAAAAAATTTGCGAACGCAAGAAAAAAGCCCTCGGAGCAATCCGGGGGCTTAATTTTTTACATTTTTTCTACCAACTGGGCGACAATATCGCTCATGGTCTGGCCAGACTTCCCAGCCTCTGTCCGCAGCTTTTCAACAACGGACGCCGGAAGGCTCAGACCGATGGTTTTCTTCTCACCATCTTCAGAAACCTCCCCAAAGATGGCTTCATATGCATCGGCTTCCAGATTTTCTTCTGCCCATTCCCGGGCATCTTCAAAGGACAGTGGCATGATTCTCTCGCCACCTGCCCATGAGTTCTGCCCGACTGCTTCGGCGTACTTAGATGCCGCGCCGCCCTCGCCGTACAGGAAGAATTCCCCTGTACGCTTCTGATACAGCGTTTCCGCTGTCCAGTTAAAATCTCCAGGGTGGCTGTACTCGCAGCGCCCTAATTTTTTAGCTGTATCGGTGTCATATCTTTTCTGGTTTATGATTTTTTTCATGGTCTTTTCCTTTCTACCTTCGTATCCTCCGGGGCGGGATGCTGATGGTGTTTTTATCTAATGATTTCAAGATCTCCAAATTTTGCTCTGGACAGCTCAACAACTTTGTAAGTTCCGTATGACGGGCTTACCAAACAAAACTCGGAGTCTGTCATAATTATAACCGCTTCACCGATTCCGTCGATCTTTGCTATAAGATCTCTAAACGCCTGCTTGTTTCCTCTGCTCATTGCTTCGCGAGCCATTTTGTAATATTCTTTTGCTTTTTCTTCGATTGCTTTAATTCTTTCTTCTGTCATTTTTTTTCTTCCTTTCCTTGCTTGTTTTTCTGTTCCCTTTCTATGGTTATAATATACCATACGTTTTTATAAATGTCAATAGATTCTATCAAATTTATAAAAGTTTTTCAAAAATTTCTCATAGAAAAAGGGGGCAGAAATGGGGCAACTAGGGGAAAAAATCTGCCGGAACCGTGTCCTTACGTGTCTGGGAAAGCTTGTATTTCCGCTATTTTCCGCATTTTTCTAATTTTTACGATTTTCACAGAGGAAAACGTATAAAAATTATGAAACCGTTGGGAATACTGGCGTTGAGCGTGATGCATGTGTCCTGATTTGCTGTGAAGGGGCAGAAAAGGGGCAAGCTCACATGATTTTGATTCTGTCCAGCGCTTCATTGTCCAGCTGCCTTAATTGCTCTGTGACATGCACATAAATCTCGCGCGTAATTGCACTGCTGGCGTGACCAAGGCGGCGGCTTACGGCGAGATTTATGTGCA